TACACATTTATCTCGCAAAATGTCTCACTGTTGATACAAAGGAAATGATTATGACTTACAAAGGTATACCTTATCTGCAAAATCAACTTGCAATGAAGCGGCTCCGTGGCCTGATGCGCTATGGATTCTACGATATGAAGAACATCACTTTTGATTTTGGTATTAGCACTCCGCCGGAATTAAAACTATGGAATAGTGTTGTAGGATGGTGCGGCAAGGGCGTTGATGCATTGGTTGATAGGCTGGATATCAAGAGTTTTAAGAATGATGTATTCGACTTGACACAGATATATGACCTTAACAACAAGGATATTCTGTTTGATTCGGCTATGCTTGGAGCGTTAATCACGGCATGTAATTTCGTGTATATTTCGGAAGATTCGACAGGATTTCCGAGACTGCAGGTGATTGATGGCACCAATGCGACAGGTATACTTGATCCGATCACGATGCTTTTGACCGAAGGATATGCTGTTCTTGAGCGTGATCAGCTTGGGTTAGTCAACAAAGAGGCATATTTCACGTTTGAATACACAGCATACTATGAGAATGGCGTGCTGGTTGATACAAGACCAAATAAGGCACCATATCCGTGCTTGGTTCCTGTAATATTCCGGCCCGATGCGGTTCGGGGATTTGGTCATAGTAGGATTTCGAGAGCATGTATGTCATTGGTTGGTTCAGCTCTTAGAACAATCAAACGGTCAGAGATAGCGGCAGAGTTTTATTCATTCCCTCAGAAATGGGTAACAGGAGTTGACCAGAACGCAGAACAGTTCAATAAATGGTCAGCCGCCATGTCGGCCATGATGAAATTCTCGCTGAATGAAGATGGTACAGACCATGTGAAACTCGGACAGTTTATGCAACAGAGTATGCAGCCGCATGTTGAGCAGCTCAAGATGTTTGCATCGTTGTTTGCAGGTGAAGTTGGCTTGACACTCGATGACCTTGGTTTTCCGGGTGATAATCCGTCAAGCTATGACGCAATTAAAGCAGCGCATGAAAATCTACGGTTGACGGTCAAGGCGGCTCAGAAATCATTTGGCAAGGGATTTATCAATGTCGGATATCTGGCGGCATGTATCAGAGATAATTACAAGTATCAGAGGACACAGCTTGCCAATACAGGCATTTTGTGGACGCCTGCGTTCCCGGCAGATGTATCAATGCTCGGTTCAATAGGAGATGCCATTATCAAGATTGGTGAAGTTTTGCCAGATTATCTGACGGAAGAGAAGCTGTTCGAATTAACAGGCATTTAGGGATAATCCCTTTATGTGGGCATGGCACAGGTTGCAAACTGTGAGAGAGCTAATCCGCTGGCTCTCTTTTTTCATGCCCTTTTATAAGCGGGGAAAGGCGGTGAGATATGGCAACAGATATTGTGCCACAGTTAAATGAGCGTATCAGTGTGTCATACACGAAGTATTCGATGCGTGATCGGGAATTGACAAGGATAGCAAACAAAATAAGGGATGGCACAGCAACATTAAAAGATGGCCATGAGTACTCGAAACGAGTCGGTCAACATCTCTCGGAGGCTTTACTCGATAATTTGACCGGGGAAGCGTTACCTGATGGGCGATTATATTACAATATCGCTTTGCGAACAGTTGTGCCACATTTACAGAACAATTATGAGCTTGTAAATGAAATCAACGCAGCCATTCAGACAGAAATTGATAAAGCACAAAAGATTGGCATTAAACCTGTCAAGGCAGATTTCCCGGAAGAGCGTATCAAGGGTCTCATTGACAAAATGACGGCTGAAAAAAATACACTTGATGATTCCAGAACATGGCTAAAGGAACCAATAATCAATAATTCTGAAGCGTTCCATGATGATTATATCAAAAAGAATGCGGCATTCCGGGAAAGTCTCGGATTGAAAGCGGTAATTATTCGGGAAGCATCGAGTAATTGCTGTGATTGGTGTGCAGCTCTTGAAGGTACTTATGATTATTCAACAGCTCCTAAAGAGATTTATCAGCGGCATGAGTTTTGTCGGTGCGATGTTACATATCAGACAGAGCGAAAATCACAGAATGTATGGAGTAAATCATCTTGGGAGTCATCTCAGGAAGAAATAAATAAACGGATTAATTACGGCATGGAGGAATAATATGGCGAGGATCGGAAATCAAGATCCTTCCTACACCAACGTGACGTATACAAATACTAAAGGTCAAGAAGCAATCGACCTTTATGCACAGACCACACAATCCCTGATGGAATGGCAAGAAAAGCAAGTCAAAGGGATTATGGCGGTCAATGATGATGGCTTATGGCTATATATGAAATATTGCATCTGTGTGAGCAGGCGAAATGGTAAGGGCGAGATATTGGCGGCTCGAGAGTTTGATGGAATCGTTAATCTAGGCGAGAAAATATGCCACACAGCCCACAGAAGCACCACATCACACGATGCATTCAACAGGCTTTATACTTTGCTGAAGAAAGCAGGATACGAAGAGCATTCCCGAAAGAAAAAGGAAATGCCCGAGAAATCATTCTTTGCTTCCAAACAGTTTGGTCTTGAGCATATTGAAATATCCGGCGGCGGAGTGATTGATTTCCGCACCCGGACAAATAATGGCGGTCTTGGTGAAGGTTTTGACCTGCTGATAATAGATGAGGCGCAAGAGTACACTGAAAAACAGGAATCAGCCCTCAAATATACAGTCAGCGCATCAAAGAATCCGCAGATTATATTGGTTGGTACTCCACCGACAGCAATCAGTGGTGGTGATGTTTTTGTAAAAATCCGCAAAAGCATTATAGATGGTAAGGCGGCTGAAACAGGATGGTCAGAGTGGTCAATCGAGTATGAAGCGAAAGATATTGACAATGTTGATTTGTGGTATCAGTTCAATCCTTCACTCGGCTTAATGCTGACCGAGCGTAATATCCGGGCAGAGTTGACAGGTGATCCTGTTGATTTTAACATTCAGCGACTCGGATTATGGCTCAGTTATTCACAGAAATCAGCAATCTCAAAACAGGAATGGGAATCACTCAAGGTTCTCAAGGTTCCGACATTAGAAGCGACTAAATATCTTGGGATAAAGTACGGCAGAGATGGTACAAATGTTGCCATGTCGATAGCATCAAAGACAAAGGATGGTCGGGTGTTTGTCGAGGTTATTGATTGTCGGGCAGTCAGAGAAGGAAATACATGGATGTATGATTTCCTGAAGAATCCCAAAGTAAAAAAAGTTGTTGTGGATGGTGCAAGTGGTCAAAAGGTATTAGATGATGACCTAAAAAAGGCAAACATCAAGAAAATATTGACCATGCCCACAGTAAAAGAGATTGTTACAGCAAATGCGATGTTTGAGCAGGGCATATTTTCTCAGACTATCATCCACGCAGGCCAGCAACCATTGGTTGAAATCGTGACCAATTCCGAACATCGAGCGATTGGTACGAATGGAGGTTTTGGCTATAAGTCATTGATTGATTCGGTAGACATAGCGGTTCTGGACAGTGTAATTCTTGCATTCTGGATTTGCATGACTACCAAAGAACAGCCCACAGGGCAAGCAATAAGTTATTAAAGAGCATCCTTCCGGGGTGCTTTTTTAATACAACATTTTACGTCACTCACGGTAAAGAGGAAGGAGAAACAAAATGGCAGAATTTAAGGTTATCGAGACACAGGAAGATTTTGACAAGGCGATTCAAGAGCGACTTGCACGGAAAGACAAAGAGCTTTCTGAGTTCAAGGAAAAAGCATCTGCATCAGAAGCAGAGTACAAAAAGCGGCTTGACGAAGCTGCAAATACTATCAAGTCACTCAATGAAAAGATTGCCGGACATGATTCGGTTGTGTCTGACTTAACAGCCAGAGCTACAAAGGCAGAGGGCAGTTTGCTCCGAGTCAAAGTGGCTCATGAAAACGGCGTTCCAATGGAATTGGCAGAGAGATTGGTCGGAAGTACGGCCGAGGAGCTGACGGCAGATGCTAAGTCATTTGCTTCATATATGGCTCCGGCACAGGCTCCGCCACTCAGAAGTAATGCTCCGGCGGACGGTAAAGCAAACAATTCATTGGATGCGGCATACGCAACAATGCTTGCGTCTATCAATGGTCAAATAACATAAGAAAAGGAGAAACAATATGGGATCAGTATTAGAAAAGGGAAGTCTCTTTCCCGAGATACTTACAAATGAAATGATCAATTTAGTTCGTGGTAAATCTTCACTCGCTCGTCTTAGCGGATCAGTTCCTGTTCCGTTCGCAGGCGAGAAGGTTTTCACATTCAATCTGGATAAGGAAATCGACATAGTTGCTGAATCCGGCGCAAAGTCAAACGGTGGCGGTACGATCGGAACCAAGAGTATTCAGCCCATCAAGGTTGAGTATGGTATGAGAGTATCTGACGAGTTCAGTTTTGCTGCTGACGAGATCCAGCTCGGATATCTCAGAGCATTCGCAGAGGGATTTGCGGCAAAGGTTGCTCGTGGTCTTGATATCATGGCATTCCATGGTCTTAATCCTAGGACAAAGCTGGCCGCATCCGGCACGATCGGAAATAACCATTTTGATGCACAGGTGACTCAGTTTGTTGAGTATAATGCATCAACTCCTGATGCTAATGTTGAGAGCGCAATTGCACTCATTCAGGCAAACGAGCATGACGTAACAGGTATGGCAATGGCTCCGGCATTCAGAACAGCACTTGCATCACTTCGCAAAGGTGCAAATCTTAACGAGCCTCTGTTCCCTGAGCTTGCATGGGGATCAAATCCTGGCGTTCTGAATGGTCTGCCTGTTGACACCAACAGCACAGTATCATTTAACAGCGGCGATGATAGGGCGATCCTTGGTAACTTCCGTGATTTCTTCCGTTGGGGTTATTCAAAGCAGATACCTATTGAGGTTATTAAGTATGGTAATCCTGACAACGATGCAGATGCAGGTGATCTTAAGGGCCACAATCAGGTATATCTCCGTGGTGAGGCATATATTGGCTGGGGTATCCTTGTTCCCGATGCATTCGCTATCGTAACAGCAGGCGAAATCCCTTCATTCTAAGGAGTGAAATATGAGTACGGCATACGCTACGATTGAGGATATTACAATTTTATGGCGACCACTCTCAGCAAGTGAACAGGCAAGGGCGGAGGCGTTGCTTCCGCTCGTGTCTGATGAGTTGAGAACATACGCTAAGCAAGTAGGGAAAGATCTTGATGAAATGGTTGCGGCTGATGAAGCATATGCAAGCACAGTGAAAATCGTGACAGTGGATGCGACCACAAGAGTCTTGAGACAGGATATCGAAGGTGATGCTATGACACAGGAATCCATGTCGGGGCTTGGCTATTCGTGGCAAGGAACATATGCCGTGCCGGGTGGTGGTATTGGCGGTGCCATTATGAAGAATGATTTGAGGCGGCTCGGGTTATTAAATCAGCAATATGGGAGCGAATTTTTATGGGGCGGATCACAGGCATCAACATAATTTTATATAAAGATATACAGACAGGTACAGATCCGTTTGGCGCACCTATATATAGTTTTGGCCAAGAAGCGTATCCGAGTGATGAAATATATCCTGCTAGTAATTTGTATCCAAGTGATAGTGATTTTGACATAGTGAGTAATGTTCTCGTTGGACAACCATCCGATGAGGAAATAACCACAGCCATTAATTTGTACGGCAAACGAATATCATATATGCTTGGAATCCCCAAGGGTGATACACATGATTGGCAGGATAAAGTCATTGAATGGACAGATGCATATGGCCAGACACATAGATGTAAGACATTTGGTTTTCCAATTACAGGTATTGAAGCCAATCTACCGAGGCGTGTTCCATGGCACATGAAGGTGAGGTGTGAAAAGTTTGGCTAAGAAGGTGCGGTTTGAGCTTGACATCAAGGGTCTGAATGAGTTGATGAAATCATCTGAGATGCAGGCGGCTTTACAATCAGCAGGTGATGCCGTGGCTCGGTCATCTGGGAAGGAATATGCTGCCAGAGTTCATACCGCAAGTTTTGTGGCCATCGCTAATGTTTATCCGAACAGCAAGGAAGCGGCGAAGGATAACTATGAAAACAACACACTGATTAAAGGAATCAGAGGCGCAGGATTAAGCACGAAAAAAGGTGGATAAATGATAGAAGTAGTTTTATTGGATTATCTGAATAATTCAAATCTGTCCGCACAGGTATATATGGAACGGCCAAAAGATAGACCTGACTACTATTTTATACTTGAAAAGAGCGGCAGCGGAAAAGTTAATCAAATTGAAGAGTCTGATTTTATCGTGCAAAGTTATGCTCCAACATTATATGAAGCCGCAAGAATGAATGAAGAAATCAAGGCGGTTATATTTAATGCCATTACCCTTAATGAAATATCAGCAGTCGAGCTTAACACTGATTACAACTATACAAACGCAGAATCAAAATCATATCGCTATCAGGCGGTATATGTAATTACACATTATTAACAAGGAGGAAAAATAAATGCCTAATAATACAGCCAATAATGTTACAACAGGCAAGCCGAATCCGGCCGGATCTGTTTATGTGGCTCCCAAGGGTACTACACTCCCTACGGATGCAACAACCGCACTTGATGGCGCATTTACCTGCCTTGGATTTGTATCCGAGGATGGTTTGAGCAATTCAAACGAGGTTAGCGTGTCTGATATCAAGGCTTGGGGCGGCCTGATTGTTTACAGTTCGGTTGATGAGTTCACTGATACATTTGGTTTGAAACTCATTGAATCGCTTAATATTGATGTCCTCAAGACTGTTTACGGTTCAAGCAATGTTACTGTTGATGGTTCTGGTAACATCAAGGTTAAGGTTAATGCAAACAGTTTTGATACAAAAGTTTGGGTATTTGACCTGTCAATGCGTGATGGCACGGCAGAAAGAATCGTGATTGAAAATGGTTCCATTACTTCTCGTGATGAGATCACTTATAACGATTCTGATGCGGTTGCATATGGCATTACCATCACAGCATATCCTTCAGGATCTGACAATGATACTCATATCATATACGTTGATCCAGGCGAAGGCCCTTCATACTGATAAGGAGATAACAGCGGATGAAAGTTACTACAAAAAGCGGAATAAAATTAGAGATTGACGAGCGAATCACAGATGATATGCGGTTTGCTCGTCTTTTTTCTAAGTTGAGAAAAGAGAAATCGGCAGATACATCGTTTGAATTAATTGATTTTATTTTCGGCGGTTCAGATAATGCCGAGGTTTTTTTGAACGAAGTAGCTAATCGAAATGATGGCATTTGTTCTGAAAAAGCTCTTGCGGCAGAGATTACAGATATATTGCAGGCACTGAATACAAAAAAATCATGATCCTTGGCCACATGATCGCAGTGGATGAGGATGCTTTGATTTGCGATCTTATGGAAACATACCACATTGATGATGAGTTAGATCGTTATGGGGCGAGTTTTATCGCCACACTTGCCATTGGTTTGAGGGATGATTCCAGAATAAAACGGAAGATGAGCAATAACAAACTCACGCTTGAACAAAGTTTGCTTGCTTTGTTGGTGGATGCAGTCAGGCAGAATAATTGGCTGCACACCAAGGATGCACAGAAGCGGCGAAACATGCCGCCGAGTGTATATAAGCAATTGATGGGGCTAGACAAGCCTAAAGAGACCACATACGAGCTACGCCATTTTGATTCTATTGAAGAATATCAAAAATGGCATAAACGGCGCATGGAGAATTGATATGTCGGATATAGGAAAAGCGTATGTCCAGATTATACCCGAGGCATCAGGTATATCAGGGAAAATTGAACAGGTACTCGGTGATGAAGGGCAGAAGAGCGGTAAATCGTTCAGCCAAGGATTTGGTTCTGTAATTGGCGGAGTTGGCAAGGTTGTTGCCGGAGCTGTTGCGGCAGGTACTGCGGCTGTTGGTGGTTTTGCGGCTGCTTCTGTATCCGCAGGAGCTGACTTTGATGCGGCGATGGCACAAGTTGGAGCCACCATGCTCAAGACCACAGATGAGATGGAAAAAGAAGTCGGATCGGTTGAGACCACTTTTGGCTCGTTTAGTGGCAATCTGCGTGAGTTCGCTCAGTTCCTTGGACAGAATACGGCATTCAGTGCGACAGAGGCGGCAGAGGCTCTCAATTACATGGCTCTTGCCGGATACAACACACAGCAATCCATGGAAATGCTTCCGAATGTGTTATCACTTGCGGCAGCAGGCGGCTTTGATCTCGCTAAAGCATCTGATATGATTACCGATACTCAGACAGCATTCGGATTAACTGCAGAGCGAACCACTCAAATGGTTGATGAAATGGCTAAAGCCGCATCGACAGGTAACACATCTGTTGAACAGCTCGGTGATGCGTTCCTTGTAGTTGGTGGTCTTGCCAAGGAATTGAACGGCGGCATGATTACCATGAAAGATGGTACCAAGCAGACTGTTGATGGTACACAGGAGCTTGAGATTGCCTTAACTGCAATGGCAAATGCAGGTGTCAAAGGTACAGAAGCAGGTACTCACATGAGGAATATGCTTCTTAAGTTGTCCAGCCCAACAGATGCAGGCGCAGCGCAACTTGATAAGCTCGGTGTATCCATATTTGATACAGAAGGAAAGATGCGTTCACTCTCTGATATATTTGGAGATATGAGTGAATCAATGGGGCAGTTGACTCAGGAAGATAAACTGTTCGCTATTTCCAAGATATTTAATACTCGTGACATTGCATCTGCTGAGGCTATGCTTGCAGCCGTTGAAGCGGATTGGGATGGCATAGGGGAAAGCATTCTTGGAGCCGAGGGTGCTGCAGCAGATATGGCAGAAATTCAGCTTGATAATCTACAGGGTGATTTAACGCTGTTCAATTCGGCTCTTGAATCAGCCAAAATTACGGTTTCTGACCAATTAACACCAACGCTGCGTGAGTTTGTGCAGTTTGGTACAAATGGATTATCAGAGCTGACATCCGCATTCCAGACAGGTGGGTTATCGGGTGCTATGGAAGCATTCGGAACCATTCTCTCTGAAGGTCTGACAATGGTTATTGAGAAACTCCCCGAGTTCGTAGAGGCAGGTGTTAAATTGCTTGAAGCTCTCGGACAGGGATTGCTTGATAATTTGCCGTTATTAGTTGATTCGGCATTGCAAATCACGATGACTCTGTTGAATGCATTGCTTGAAAATCTTCCGACAATCATCGAAGCCGGGTTACAAGTTATCGCACAGTTGGCTCTTGGTATTGCGCAGGCACTCCCGGATCTCATACCGACTATCGTTGATTGTGTCCTTGAAATTGTGGATGTTTTGATTGAAAATGCACCGATGCTTCTCGAAGCGGCAATGGCTCTGATAAAGGGTTTGGGCGAAGGGCTTATAAATGCTCTGCCAAATCTGATTGATAGACTTCCCGAAATAATCCAAGCCATGGTTGATTTCTTGGTTGAACATATAGATGATTTGATGATTTTTACGGTTGAGACCACTATTCAGTTAGCGGCAGGTCTTATCAAAAATATTCCGAATTTACTTGCCGCAATTCCAGAAATAATATTGGCTTTAGTGAATGGCTTGCTTGAAGGTACAGCTCAGATTATAGAAACCGGGGCGCAGTTAGTTGATGGCCTTTGGGAAGGTATCCAAGGCGCATGGGGCAAACTTGTTGAGAATGTCACAAGTCTTGGCAAGAAACTTGTTGACAAAGTCAAGGGATTTTTCGAGATTGGATCACCATCAAAGCTCTTTGCAGATGAGATAGGCCAATGGATTCCTGAAGGTATCGCAGTCGGTATCGAAGCAAATGCGGATAGTGTAACTAATGCCATGGATGATGTAGTGGCGGATACAATGGGAGCTATTCCCGATATGCAAAACACTCTCATTGGCAGCACATATCAAGTCGGTGAGGTTGACTCGGCGCAGACAAATAATAGTGATATATATAGTTTGCTTGCGCAATACCTTCCGCAGTTGCTCAGTGAATTTGCAAACGGCAGCCGCATAGAATTTGATGATGATTCTGTATTCAAGCTCGTGCGGAGAAAGAATAACGAGTTCATGAAAATGAACGGTGGCATGTCGGCACTGGCGTAAGGTGAAAATATGGCAGACACAGCGATTTTTAAGTTAAATACAACAGATTACTCGGCTCATGTAGTGGCTGAGAGTTATGCGATAAATTACGAGGATGTATATCAGGAGTGGACAGATGGTGGGCAAGTAAAGCATCGGGATGTGATCGGGCGGAAGTTGCGTGGCACCATGCAGATGTATTTCAAGAGCCAATCCGATCTTCAGATATTCTTGACAGCATTGGCAAATTGCAAGACTACGGCATCCACATATCCTGTTCAGCTCAAGGCCAACAATGATACGGTTGATTCGTTGGTCGCAAGCAAGAATGTTTTTTTGGATTTCAAGCCTGTGCGAAAAAGGGATGCGACATGGGCAGATGTATTTGAAGTATTTGAGGTTACAGTTGAGGAACCATAAATGATACCAATTTCTGATACAGAAAAACAAAAATGGGAATCAGGACGATATCTGAAGGAGCTGAAGTTATACTTCCCGAGTATCAATCTGACCATTCAGAATGACGCTATTTATGGCGAATCAATGGTGCTGAAGGAGTCGCTATTTGACGGAAATGGTGCGCTGGAGATTGTCGGGTGCGTATCGAGTAGTTTTTCGGTCGAGATCCGGCACCAATCACAAGAGCTGAAGAATCAGAGCATAATTGCAAGCATCAGAATAGATGGCGGCAATTGGATGGTTTTGTTCCGGGGATATGTTGATTCGGTCGAAACGGTCCGGGATAGAAGTTATCAAAAACTGACCTGTTATGACGCATTGTATCTGAAGCGTGATGAGAATGTAGCATTTGCGTATGACAATCTGGGCGATACTTTTACGGTCAAACAGCTCCGGGATGCGATATTCTCTTATGAATTAATCACGCAGGCAACGCAAACATTGCCGAATGATGATGTTACGCTCGTTAAAAATGCCGAGAGTAATGAGATATCGTTCGGTGATGCAGTCAGAGCCATCTGCCAAATGAATGGTATGTTCGGCATCATAAACCGGGATGGCCTGTTTGAGTATCGACAGTTGAGTTTTTGGTATGATGTATTGCCTTATCCATCTGACGAGCTGTTTCCGAGTGCAGATTTGTTTCCGGGAGAAGTCAATACACCAAACCATGAATATATTGATGCTTATTCAAGTATTAAATATGAAGATTATGAAGTGGCTCTGATTGACAAGGTTACGGTCCGGGACAGCAGTTCAGATGCTTCGGCTGGCGAGTTTGGCACAGGAGATAACAATCTGACTGTTGAGGGCAATATCTTCCTTGCTGGGCTTGATGATGTAACTAAGATAGCAATTGCAGAGAATATATATGATGCGGTTGACAGTATTATATATAGGCCATTTACGGCGGCATCACTTGGCAGACCGTATATCGAGGTCGGGGATTCTGTAACATATTATGTTTATGATTATTCAAGCGGTTCTCCTGTTACGGCAGTTATGTCATTTAATATTCTGACGAGATCACTGAAGGGAATACAATGGCTACGTGACGAATACACGGCAAGTGGTGAGCAGTATCAGCCGATTATCAAAACTGATGCGACCAGCAAAGTTGAGTCAGAGATAAATGATATTAAGGAGAATGTTGAGGAAATAAGTCGGGAGCTTCTAGACAAGCAGAACACCATCACGCTTGATATCTTAGAGCCTACATGGACAGCTCATGATGCAGACTTGGTATTCCATGATAATCCGCTAACAGGTTATCGGGATTTGTTTAGATATGACGAGGATCATTGGACAAAGGTCGAGTTCGATAACAGGATATCGTTTCTATACACCGAAGATGATGATATTATTCCCGGACAGTCACCACTTGCAACAGGTCAAATTATATTTGTATATGAATAAATTATGGCACAGAGAATATATGATGGTGTCAATAATGTGGCACGAAATACAATCAGAGCATATGGCGAGGTAAGTAATGTTGCAAGAAATCTCATTCGTGGTTATTTAGGTGATGAGAATGGTATTGCAAGACAGTTTTGGGGAGCGCAAGGATATGTGATATTTGATGAGGGCAGATTTTATAATGTGCCTGAAGGATTCAATCTTGCTTTAAACTATGTTGAAACTACCGGTGTTCTGTCGGATTTAAAGCGGTATTATCTGACCAATAAGCTGTTATGGGTGCATAGTACAGATGTTGTTGACCAATGGATAGTAGACCAGCAGGGGTTTATAGATTCAAATTATAGCGACTATGACCATCAGATAATCAAGAACGAAATATACATTCCTATCAATAATATTACGAGCGTATCGAAGTTACGAATTATTGCAAAAGGAACATTACAATTCGGTGCGTATTGGTGTTCCAACGGTACGCTGGTAGGAACAAATGTAAAAGATGGATATATTAGCAGTGATGATTTGACTGTAAAGGAATTGGATATAAGCGGAAATCATTGGGCTGATTATATCAAGATTACTGCTCCGACAAAATATGACTCATGGAATGAGGATGTAACCAATCCATATATTTATCAGCCAATACCATTCGTAGTGACAAATCATATATATACAAACAATAATGGCTTTGGTTTACCCGGATATGAATGGAATCAAATAAGCGGCGGTGAATTACGCTGTTTTTTAAAGTATCGTGAACCTGATGGAAGTAACCAATGTTTGTATATAATGTCAACTCAGGAATTTACTTTAGAGTTTATAGAGAGATGGGGCACACCAAGCCGTACCTCGATAGTTCAAAGTACCCAAATAAGTAGCAATCCACCTATTCACGCAGTTATAAGAGAAGGTTATTGGTGGGGGTACAAATTTCAAAATTTACCATTTTGGTATACGAATTATTGGGGTGGATGGAATGTTTATTGGGATGCCGATGTTGGAAATATAGTGCTTTATGGTCAGACAACCAAATTAGAGCCACATGGTATTTTTGAAGCATTACAGAAAATTAAGCGCATAGAAATTACAGTCGGCGAAATCAAAGAGCCACTGATACCTATAATGACATCAAATACAGAACCCGAAGGTATATGTTCTTCGGGAGATGGCATGGATAGCAATTATGCTTACTATGCGTTTGATGGCAATATTGAAACCTATGTCGGAGCGGCATCTGATAATGTCTATGGATGGGTACAGTACGAATTTGCAACTCCTGTGACTGTCAGTCGTGTATTAGTTACGGCAAGACAATTAAGCCTGACAGGTACATATACATTTACTCTGAAAGTATCATTATATCGTGAAGGTGAATGGCATGAGTATGGTCAGTTTACGATTGATAATTTTGGAATGCAACCGCCTTGGAAACAGTATACTATACAAGGTGTAACATATTTACAAGATGTTGAGAAGATAAAGGTGGAAACACTTAATCCAAAGGTATATGGTGAAAGCTATCATATAGCAAATATTCAAGCACAATAAATCAAGGAGGGAATCATGGCATACACAAAACAGACATGGGCAGATTTACCTGCCAAAACCACGCCAATCAATGCCTCACGTTTGGGGCATATTGAGCAGGGGATTTATGATGCTGCGGATGCGGCAGACACAGCGAATACTGCCATCGCAGGATTGGCAACAGTCGCATCAACAGGCGATTATGATGACCTTGAGAACAAGCCCACGCTCGGCACGGCGGCAGCAAAGGACAGCACAAACGCAGTTACACAGAACAGCACGGATCTCGTTGAATCGGGTGCAGTTTATTCTGCGATCGGGACGGCGAAAGATGGATTGGTTGACAAGTCAGACATCGCACCTGTGCAGTCATCAGCCACAGCCGAAACAGACTATTATCAGGGTGATGAGTTCTATCTTGAGAGCATATTATACCGAGCCACCACCACCATATCCCAAGGCAGTGCAATCGTAACATCAGGAAGTGGTCAGAATTGTGAGATTGCTCCAACGGTGACAGAGCAGATACAGAGTGGGGTTGAAAGTGCGTATCAGCTTGTGAAAGATACTGTGGGGTGGAGTGGGAAGAACCAAGGTTATTTCGTAAATAAGTGCGTAGCAGGAAATGATAACGACGGTTACAATATGTTAGATGGTGGCTCGTCCTTGATTGCAAAAATAGACAATAATGTTCAGTATGTAGCAAGTCGCAAACATGGCGTAGGAGCTAGGTTTAGAATTGTATTATTTAAACATGAACCGTCTAGCGCAACATCAACAGATACGTTAGCAGTTGTGTTTAATAATGACCTTGATACATACTCATTCAATTCGGGGTCATATAACTATGCCGTGTTTACCTACGATAACGCCACGCTTATATCTCAGGACATGGCAGAGGCTATGATAAGAAGGGCTGATATTCTTGATAGTTCATACGAACCCTACCACCCCACCGTAGACGAACAGAAATGTGACAACACCGTCATAGCCCCTGTAGAAAACGGCAGTACAGCATCACAGGCTTATGCAGTAGGAGAACACTTTATCCGTGATGGTGCATTCTGTACTTGTACTCAGGCTATATCTCAGGGTGAGAGTTTTACGCTTAATACGAATTATACAAGTGGGGATGTGGCAACACAGTTCGGCTTATATATTCCAATAGCAAACAATGCAGGATTTCATAACTCTATCTTTCGTGGTAAGAATCTCGGCCCGATTGTTACAACGGCTCAACGTAATGCTATTCAAGCTGGCACGTTTGAGGATATGTTTATCGGGGATTATTGGGAGATCAACAGCGTTAAGTATCGTATAGCACACTTTGACTACTGGCTGAATTGCGGTGATACAGGTGGAGTAGGTATCTGCACAAGCCATCATGTAGTTGTTGTACCGGACAGCGCACTGGTTAACAAGAGGATGAATGCAAAGGTTGACAACGTGGATACAACCGCAGGCGCATATGTCAATTCTGAGATGCGCACAACTAACCTTGCAGACGCTAAGACCATTGTTAATACAGCGTTTGGTGCTGATAATATTCTGACACACAGAGAGT